ATCACAGCTGGATACATCATGTTTGGAGCGCCTCTTCCATAAGCCATTCCACCATTAGCCATTTTATTATCTTTACGAGCAGACTCTTTCAAATAACGACCAGCTGGTTTAATTACTTCTTTGTTAATATCATGGCCAATTTCTCTAGCCATATTCTTAGCTGTAGCAGCAGCTTTACGCGTTGGATGCGCTACATGCTCTTGGAATCCAGCTCTTGAAGGGTTTTTGATTTTCTCGTTAAATCCACGACGAGATTTATCAATGACATCTGTCTTTATTTTACGACCAATGTTTTCAAATCCTTCTTTTTCTTTGTGGCCAAACTCTTTAAATGCACCACGTGTTTTACGTGCAGCATTTGAAATATCATGGCGCATTGCATGCCCTAAATTTTTTAATGCACCGCCTGTTGCAAATTTAGGAATAGATCCACCTGTTGCTCGTTTAATAGGTTTCTCATTGGTCATGCGACCATTCCCATGTAGGCCTAATTTAGAAGCTACTTCTCGACGATATCCGCCGTGCTCTGTTCTATCGATATCCATTTTTTAATCCTTATAAGTTTAGTTTAAGTAAAAGTCATGACAATTACATTATACATAAAGATTAATACTTAAGGAATATTTATGTTGACAAACCTAAAGGCGACGCATTAGTTTTTGCTAAATGATTAAGTTTGTCTTGCTCTAGCTTCCCTTGATCACGCGTTATCTCATTGGTTAAGCGTTGGCTTTTTTCCATAAGATCTGCTGCTAACTTTGTCTGATCAAGATCTAATCGACTTTGATCAATGCTAATTTTATTTTCTGTTTCCGCACTTTTAATCTGATCTTCAATTTGAGATTTTGAAAACTTAATTTGTAATTCAGCTTCTTTTAAAGGAAGTTCTGCATCAAACTTATATTTATCAAGTTCTAATTTTTGTTGCTCTAACATCAATTGAAGTTTTTTGTTTTCAGCTTCAAGTTGCGCTCTCATTTCAATGACGCGAACCTCTTCCATAGAGGCTTGCGCTTCTGTCAATGCTGCCTGTGCTTGCACTGTCATTGGATCAGGCGCTGCTTGTTGCTGCTGTTGCTGTTGCATTGCCATTTGCGCTGCTGCAACAGATATCTGGTTTTGAACATCCATAGGAACTTCAGCTGGATCTTCTGGCATATGCATACCAGTAATAGCTTGAAAGTTAATAAGTAATTTCAATGCCTCATGTTCTCGTATATGCGCTTGTATGGCCGCCATAATCTCAGGGTCTTGTTGGGCACTCGGGTTGTTAAGAAGGGCGCCATGCCCCATAATATGGGCGTCTTGCTCTTGTTCTATACCAGCAACTACTGGAACCTTATTTAAGAAATTTTGATTCTCTGTCACAAGATCTAAAGGAATCGGTTGTTCTTCTTCCTCTTCATCTGGCAATAGCTTGGATATCTCTTCAGGACTTATTCCAAGGTTTTTATAAAAAAGTTCGTTGGCATATTTTAAATCATGTATATCGGGATCTTGACGAGCGTTGTTAAGAATAACTTCTGCCCGCATAAAGCGATACATAGAGTTTTGAAGAGACGGATCGTTTGACGGAACAATTTGTACATGCTCCTCAAAATCAGAACGCATAATAACATGTTTGCCACCTGGGACTAAAAAGGGATAAGGCTGACCTTCTGGTAACCACTCTGCAAAACGATCTTTAAATAACCCTAACATGAGCTCAAAAGACTTGTGGTACCCTTGAATCACAAAGTTTGGCACACGTTGATAATTCTCAAGCATTGCCAATACCGATGCAGCTGGTGCTCGAGGCGCCATCTCAGAAATAGCGTCGTTAATAATTGCTGAAGGTTTTCTAATATTATCTTCAATTTGATTTTTTAAATCATTCAATGCACCGCTAGGCTCTTTATAAGGCAGCGGCATAATAGCCTGATCTAAGGAAATTCCACCTGTTTGCAATTTAACGAACTGACCAGGTGCTGGCCTAATATCATTCTCTTCTAGTGTTAAACCAGCAGCATACACACCGCCTGGGAAATTAGAGTACATACCAGCCATAATCAGCTGACGCATGATGGTAGACGCAGTTTGGGCTGATTGTGCTGCGTATTGATTTAATCCATACCCTTCACCATCAAGAGCAGGCAATAACGACCAATTAATAAAATACTCACGGTTCTTCTTGAGGTAGTCTTCTTTTTTCCAGTTTCGTTGAATACGCAAAACTTTAGCAGAGTGAGCATCTAATGTAATAATGTAAGGTAGAGGGATCTCTATATCTTTAGCAGAGGGATCTTCTTTGATTCTGTACTCCACATGACACTCATAAATCTCATAAAAATCTGGAGCGTTTCCACCACCGCTGCGCTCATACCCAATAATATCATCTAACTCTTCTTGAATTACATTATCGGTCCCATCTAAAGAAGTGGGCATGATTTCAATGTCACGATACTCTCTAAGAATCTTGCGAAGTTCAAACTCCCTTTTATCCATGCGGTGAACTTGAGTTTTACGTGATGCGCACAAATGTGAAGAAAGATCTCTGTTTACAATGAAATCTTCAGGCTTGATCATCCTATGAGTCGGTCTACCCAACACTGGATCAATAAACACTTTGCTATAAATAGAATCGAATATAGACCACGCAACTGTTCTTTTAAGTTCTTTTTCAAACCCTTTATCAATCTGATACAAAAAGAAGTTAAAAAACGCAGTAATTCTGTAGGAAAGATTTTTTAGTTTTTCATCTTCTTCACCTAAAATAACCGCATCAACTGCTCCTTTAGACGGAAAGATAGCGCCCATAACGGTTGCTATATAATGCAGCCACGTTTCAAACAAAGCTGTAGAGTTTGCCTCTGGTATACCATCAGCATTTTCAGCACCAGATGTGGCAGATTTAATTCCCAAAAGATTAATAAGATTAGCAATGTTTTGAAAATACGGTGCTTGGCTTTCCTTATCTTCTTCAATAGATTGCTTTAAAGAGTTTCCAATCTGTAACAAAACAGATTCATCCAAAATCTCTGCCAAGTTCTGATCATGATCATCTTCATCTAAAACTCGCTGAACCGGATAAGAATCCCCATCAATAGCAATAGAGCCATCAGGAAACTTTTTAATACCATTTTCTTCAAGGCCTTCTTCTGGAACGTCATCAGCACTAAATCCTTTAGCTTGATAGTTCTCATCGTAGTCAGAAGCTTCTTGTTCTTCGGTGTTTTGATTACCTTCTTCTAACTCCGATTTGTTTTTCATTACTATCCATCCATTTACATGCCTCTAGGGCCTTGAAAATTGTTGACCCTAAAATTCTTAAAGTTATAGGGCTGTATTTCAGGAATATGATCACCGCGATTAAATAATTCACCAAGTTCTCGCAAGTAAATAAACGCCTGAGACATACTGTCTATTGTATCATTACTTTTTGAATTGGGAAACAATTCGCAATCTTCAAGTAATAACTTGCCGTATTCTTCAATAATATTTGAATCTGGTTTTGTAGGAAGCCAAACAAGACCTGATTCAATAACTGAGGCAATACGTCTAGCTCTGGCTTCTTTATCTCCATATCGACGTGGATAAAAATGATGGATAGGTAAATTCATTCGGCTTAACTCTTGAGCTAAGCTAAATCCATTTACCTGTGATTCTATAAGGATTTTGTCGACTGATTTTGAAGTGTCCCCATAAGAAAGAGGGCTGTCTAAATTGGTATCAAGATAATTATTGGCTAGTCGTAAAGCCATTTCGCGTAATTCTGGGTATTCAACCTGCCCCTTATATACGGACAACAGCATTAAATTATTGTGGCCCTTTAGATCTTTAAATAAACCCCATGTTGTACAAGCGCTATAACAAATGCCCTCTTTGTAATTTTGATCACCAGGACGTTTACCAACTAATGCTGTATCCCAACTTTGTAAAATATAATTAAAGGAAGGATATTTAAGATCTTCCCAATACTTAAACCACTCTGTTTTAAGAATTCCTCCCCCTGCTGGTGAAGGACGCTGTTGCATTTGGCCTGCTTCACGATAAGAATCATTACGAAAATCTTTTTGAACAATTTCTTTATAACGTTCTTCAGATATTCCTTGGGGCCACAATAAATCTTCCTCTTTTTCTCTGGGATCTTCCCATACCTCTCCATCGGTCATAGGCAAAGGAATAGTCATGCATTTATACGATGCTTCATATTTCATCGGCAGACGCAAATGAATCCACCTATCATCATTTTTGCTTAAGATATTTCCACTTACATCACGCTCATGCACACGTTGCTGAATAACTAACCTTCTAAATTGATCGATAGTTCCGGCATACCTTGTTGACATAACAAAGTCGTGCCAATCATTAGTTCCTTCTCGAATTAAAGCTGATTCTGCTTCCAAAACATTGTTAGGATCATCACAATTATGTACCAATATTTTATTGGCTATATAATTATTATTTCTATTTATCTCTAAATTATAAACTTTTAAATCTTTTGATTTGATCCTTCTAATAGATTTAATAGTTTTGCTTTCCATTTAAGACGTCCGTCAGTATTTCCATGCATTTTACCATGACAATACTTACATAATGTTATGAGATTGTCAGTATTCATGTTGTTTTTATTATAATCTATATGATGAACATGAAGTAAAACATTGTGATCTTCTTGTTTTAATAAACAGACTTTGCATTGGTGATGGTCACGCTCTCGAATTTGCTGCTTATAAGTTTTTGTCCATCCAGACGGATAAGGAACAGCATGATCTCCATGAACATATCGCCCGTTATTCTTTCCTTTTATCCAAAAAGAATGCGCTTTATTTGCGCAATCTTGAGAACAAAAATTCCTCTTACCTATTTTACGATTGGTAATTTTAATAACTTTCTCGCAATGCTTGCATTTATCCCATACTTTATGGTCAGAGGGATGTTCCGTCATGTCATAATGAATAGTCCTGCATTGAATAGAGCAATAACGTGCTGTTGATTTTCGTGATGTGTTTTTGATAACAAAGTCTTTATTACAATTAATGCATTGTCGTGTTTCTTTCACTCCTCGCCATTGATGATTGTTTGCGCCGCGTTGATGTTCTCCTGCGCATTTGTAAGAACAGAATGTTCGCTTTAAATTTCTAGGCTTTTTAGCTTCAGGTTTTATTTGATACTGTTGTTTGCACTGAATACATTCATACGTTCTTTTTTTAGCACAATTAACAAAAACGCAGGCACGACTACAAAAACGTTGATTACGAGAAGGCCTACATTTAAATTCTTTATTACAAATTTCACAATTTTTTAACATAATCGCCCTCTACCAATTCATCTGCCTTTATATATCCTTTGTTTTCAACATAAATGGGATGATTAGGGGTGCATTGCAGAAGTGTGCCGTCTTCTAATTCAATTTCGATCATTTCATCAGGTGCATCAGTTTTGTAATATTGATTAATAGACTGCCATTCTGTTTGATTTGTCTCGTGATTAAAGGAAAATGCCTTACACAGTATCTTTTCTTCTACAATTCTTCCAATTGGTAATTCACCTAAATCTGTTGTAATTAAAGTCTCATAGGGAAAGCATATCTCAAAATGCCCACCAAATCCAGTATTTGACCCGCCAACTGATGAAGCAATGCGATATCCGCCCTTAGTGTTATCAAATCTAAGTTTGTTATTAACATCTGCCATTAATTGGACAGAGCTACCCCAAAGAGATTGATACCAATCTGATTGAATAAGACGGCGACATTTAATGCTGTCTCGAATAGAAAGTGAGCTAGCATATGCTGAATACAAAAAACTTAAATGAGGATCGTTAGCCCATATCCAAGCGGCAAAAGCTACACAACATATATTTGATTTACCTATACGAGGCGGGCAATTGATAATCAGCCTTGTAATTTCAAGGTAATAAAGCGCTTCTAAATGCTCACAGATAGCCTCAGCATGCCATCCTGGTATGAATTGCTGTCCAGGCTCTATAATCGGCCATGCACGCTCTAAAAAGTAATAGAAAGAGTTTTCACATAAAGTCTTCTCTTCTAACTGTTCATCGCTTAGTCTATCACCAAGTAATGAATCAATACGTGCATCGAGATTATTTATTGCTTTAAAAATACTTTTATTCATGCTGTTATAGTAACAGTAATTTTAAGTATTAATAAGTAAATCAAGATGTGTTTATTAACAGGGGGCGTGGTGGAAAACCCAAAAATACCTTTTGCATGGTATGTGTATATACGGGTACTATTGTGGTTAGAAGCCCCCTTAGTAGCGTCAAATGATTCTTTTTGTGAGACTTTACATAAACAATGGCCTCTTGGAAGAACTAAAAGTAATCAATTAGATAAAAACAAAGATTTGGCACACGATATTCATGATCGATTAATAAGAATCGAACATCATAAAAAATATGATGTTCTGAAAGACAAACAATGTAACAATCGGGAATTTTTAGAAGATATAAAAAAAGTTTTAACACCCCAAGAATTTAAAATTTTTGAAGATTACGAACATACTTGAGAAGAGAGAGAATAGCAATGAAAGATAAACAACAGCAAGATGTGTTTATTAAAAAGGAAAAATAATTAATGAGTGAACATTATATGACTGATGAAGAATACAAGAAAGTTAAAGAAGAGTACTCTTTGCTTGAAGCGCAAGTGAAAGAGTTTTTCGATAAAGACATGCAAGAACATTTTATATATGCGCTTTTACGCTTTTATAAACAAGAAGGGTTTGATTCAATAGAATGTGCCTATTGGAAAATAATAAGACTATTAGATTTGAAAGTTGGTGAGTATGCGAAAGGTGAAATGTTACTCAGTATTAAGTATTAGATAATATCTTTGCATTAAAACACTTTAAGCCTAATATGGAAGTCAGTAGGGCCACTTATACAGTAGCCCTACAAGACGTTACTACTACGCATAGTAACAAAATAAAGAAAGAGGATTTTAAACCTTTCTCATGTTGATTATGACATTATTTGTATTGGTAAGCAATAATAGAATCGCTTCTATACAAAGCTTTTAAATACGATTCTACTGTTTTATCACTCATCTGTTTCCTATTTTCCAATCATGGTATTTAAATTTCATAATCCACCGTTTGCTGTGTTAATGGCCTCACTGATTTTTTTGCGATCTTCACTTAACTCTTTCCATCTCCATGGTTTCATAACAGGACAATCTTTTATTGTTCCTAAATAATATGTGCCCATATAATAAATAGGAGGGAGTTGCCATTTACCGTTTACCCAGTATAGATTTTGATCTCGATCAAACAAAAAGGGAGTAAAGTTACTCATTATTCTTGTGCCGCTCAAGGGGGAGGGGATTGGTAGTTATATACAAGCATAAATCCCCACTCACTTGATCTTCCGTCCACTCCATGTTTGCAATATATCTATTATCTTTTTTTAACTTTTCTCTTAAATCTGTGATTGCAGTTTTATAAAAAGAGTGCGCGGATTCATCAATTTCTTTTTTATCATTTAATAAATTAGCGGTTCTGCAAAGCGTAATGCCATCTACTTTTATTTCAAAATTGGGAGAATTATTGATTTTTAATTCAGGAAGGACGTTGTTGTTTATTTTAATTTCCATATCACTCATTTTATTCTCCTTTGTTTTTGTTGTGCCAATTAGCTATTTTTTTTCATTCATCATCACAGATCATATCAAGAACTTCTTTATAATGATCCATTCTTTTTTTAACAAATTCAGCATCTTTTTCAGCATCTTTTAATGCCTGATGGTATGCTTCTAATAATTCTTTTGAAGGCTCAAAGTAAGGTAATGGCTCAAAAGCATGATGGTTAGGAACATCAAGTTGTATTTCTTTATCACTCAGTTGTATTTCTTTATCACTCAGTTGTTTCCCTTAAAATATTCGTCTGGATCTTTCTCGAAAATGCCAAGCATTTTGCCTAGAGCTTCAACCATCATTGCGCCATATTGTTTTTTCTCCATTTCAGTAGCTTTAAAAATAATCTTACAAAGAGCCATCATGCATGTAAGACACAAAGGCGTATTAAGATCGTCTTTCAATGCTGCCATGAACTTATCTCTAAGCTCATTGATATCTGCATACGGCGTATTGGTATTAATGGTAAAGTTTTCTATTTCTTCATCACTCATCATTTTTTCCAAAAAAAAGTTCTTCAAAAAGTTTTACAGCATTTTTATGAGCGTTTGTTAATAATGACCTGGCATTGTCAGCTATTTCTGCCTTGTTTTTTCCTTTTATGTTGCCGCTTTTAGCTGAGGCAACTATAAATGTAATCAGGAGTTCATTTGCTAACGTAAAACAATTGCAAATAGAAATCGTATCATTTCTCACTTCATCCATCAAAAGATCAATAATCTTTTCTTTGATTTTTAAATAATTTTCGCGTTCTTCTTCGTCCGTCATTAAAACCTTACTTTTTTGATATACAAGAATAAAAGCTTAGCCCAACATCAATTTGTTTTGAATAGCTTATTATTTTTTGTTAGCCAATTCATGAGCCTTTTCACTGACCGCTTTCCAAAAGTGACGCACATCCAATGAATCAATAGGGGCTGGATTCTTATTCACCGCATAGTGTTCCCATACACGCTTTACGATAGGGTCTTCATCAGCTAATAACTCAGCAGCTGTTTTGAATATAGAATTGTTATTTGTTTGCGTCATTTTTATCCAGCCCATAAAATTTGTCTTTAAAATCTAAAAACTGTTCTTTTGTTTTTTTATCTTCATCACAGGTAAAAAAGAGTCCACGTTTCAGGGATTGCTCAAGCACATCCAACTCATGCTTAATCGCTAAATCAACCCGACACATAGCCCCCACATCAGGCTCTCCCTTCTCCAGACCCTTCAAACAAAGATTAAGCTCCCTATCGACAGAGGTAACGAAAGGAAAATAATGATGTGGCTTTTTTTGAAATTCAGGAGCCCCTAAGTTGATATGAATTCTTGGTTGCAGTTTATATAGGAGAGAATTTAAAAACCGTACAATCTTTTTTACAATTTTTGATTTGAGATTCACCCTAAATCATCTCCAATGCTTTCATGTATTCATCAATCAATTCCTGGTGTTGTGAAAAATCACCATTCTTAAGCTTCCTCAGGCGAACTATCTCTTTGATGATGGAAATATCAAACCCGTCTTGTTTTGCCTGCATAAGCACTGTTTTAGCTTCATCTGCTAATACTTCCTTGTGCTCATTGATACTTTCTAGTCCGTTGATAACGTCTATTAACTTTTTCTTATCTACCATGTCTACTCTCCTTTAATATTAACTACCGGGCGACCTGTACGCGTGCTACGATAAGCTGATGCTTTGTCACCTTGCTCACGTGAATCAATATCTAAATCTTCATCCACAATAAATCGATAATTATACTCAGCTATCTCAAAAAATTCTTTTAACTCAGAACCATTTAAAAAACCCTCTCCAGGCCTACAACGACTAGCTTTATCTTTATCAAAAATTATATCGCCAGCTAATTCACAGGCTAACTTTAGAGCTTCCAGACGAACAAAAATGTTTTCATCACACGCGTTATCTTTACTATTTACAGACTTCATCTATTTGCCAAAACAAGTATAATGATTGATTTTTACTTAATAAAAACTTTAAGTCAATAATTATCGTACTCCGTATTATTTTGAATCAAGGCATAATCAGGGGTTGGCGGCAGATCATAATAAAGATTAAGTAGAGAACGAAGCACAGACAACGTAGCTTCATGTTTCTCATCGTCGTATATCTTGATTAAGATTCGTATAGCCATCAGTAATTCATGCTTTTTCATTTTCATACCTAGATAACCTTAATGTGCAGTAGCGTTTCGACTTTTGTAAAAATTAGCAATAACTTCATCCTCCACTCTATCTAATAACTCTGCAATTCCCACCTTACAAACTGCATATAATTTTTTAGCGTCTGAAACGTCATCATTTTTCATGTTGTTTAGAAATTGAGTAATCACGCCCCCCATACACAATTCTAACAAGTGCCATAATTGAGAAGCAGTCGGTTGATTTATACATTCAAAAGACCCCATAGTCTGTCCGTTGATTGTTTCTACTTTTATTAATACGTGTAGATTTGATTTGTCTGTCATTTTGATCCTTAATGTTTTGTTGTTGTCCGTGAATTGATAAATTGAGATTGAATGTCGCCTAAAAAATTATCGATAGTTTCCCTTATTTCTTGAGCCTCAACAACTCCACTACTGGATTCAAGCAAAATTCTATAAGCAGCAGCCACAATTATTGCCAAATCCCACCCCGTAATCTTATCCCCTTCCCCTACACTTTCAATCAAACAACCTTCTTCACTTCTTGTTGTGATTAAAAATTTCGTAAGGGGAATCTTCTCTTTTTCTTTCATCATAATCCTTCAATTGTTCTTAATTTTAAAAATTCAAGCAAGCTATTATTTTCCAGCTGTCGTCAAACGTTGCTCAATAGCCGCTAGCTTCTCTTCCATTACAGCCAACTGCATAAACTCACGCTTAACACTCAAGCATCTCAAGTAATTATTAGCAGCCTCTGGTGATATCTCCCCTTCTGCCATATGCCCTATTACCTTATCCATTGACTCAGATAGCTCAGCAGCTGTCGATGTGCGTATCTTGCCTATAGCCTCTAAACCATGCTCTGCAATGCCAGGCATCAGATATTTAAAAAGAATACTAATTGCTTGAAGTTCTCCTTCCGATGACTTAGTCAAAAGTTTCTCTATTGTTTGCTCAAACTTCTTAAAGTTCTCTGGATTTTCTAAAATGATTGAGTCAAGCATCTTCTTGAATGGATTCCTCACATTCCTTGTTGCTTTGTGTCCAGGCAAGAACTTACCCTTTTCATCACGTTGAGGACCCTCAGGAACCGACACCGCTTCATCCAACAAAACGGGTTCTTTTACTTGGGTTTGATAAGACTCTGTCCAAACAGCTTCTTCAAGCTTCTTCTTTTCTTTCCATTTAGCCATATAAAGACGTTGCTTTTCTCTTTTTTTTGCTTCCTCTCGATTTGTGATTTTTTTATTTGTACTTCCTTTTGGTCTACCCATTTTAAATCCTTAATTTTTTTTATTTTCTTTTTATTTAAAAATAAATTAATATAAAAAGCAATATAATAAACGTTTAAGTAGTAATGGCAATTTTTTCTAAAAAATCTTTGGCTGATGATCTTCCTACTCATGAAGAGTTGGTAGAGCAGATTATTGAGCACATGAAAGCAAACAATCCGAAGTGGAAATGCTTTGTCTTTCCCAAGCAGCAACACTTACATGATCTTTTATTAATTCGTACTTTCAAAAAAAAGGTAAGCAGGTCTCTTAACCTTGCCTCTCCTAACCCTATTTCTCATGAAAAGGAAGAATATTTACAGGTTGTCTTGCCAATTACTATAGATATTGAAAACATCATTGATGATGATGCGTTGATCGAAAACTTTAAAGACTGGGCATATGCGCCACTTATCGTTAAAGATCTTAGAGACTTTATACGAAGATTTACACAAATAGAAAAGGAAAATGCTTAATGTTAATTGAAATTAAATTTGAAGGATTTGAAGAAGTTCCACAGGGCGATTCAGATTTTGACGCCCTTATAGAGGTGTTAACATTTCATAATTATCCGCGTTATTTATCAAAAAAATGCATGATGAGCAATTTGTATTATTGGAGAGGTGTACATGACGACGAAGAAGACACCGATTGCAGCATCATACTTACAAACGGAAAATATTATGTTGATAAACATGCGTGGAACCACCCAACAATAAAAGAAGCTATGAAGATTGATGATACGTACCCACGAATAAACGACGAGATACATTCATATAAAGAATGGCGATCCTTTTTAGATCAGTACGACAAATGGAGAATCAAACAAGAAGAGTATTTCAAAAAAGTTAAAGCTTACAAAGATCAATTGGCTAATGAAATTGGGCTATACGTTTAATATGGAGGGGTACCCCCCTCTTTAAATTATCATTTTTTCGATTCATCCAATAAGCAAAAACGTTTGCGCTCGGAACGAATGTCAAACATAAGCTTTGTCATGTAAGACCCTAGAGTTGCTGAAACCATTACATAGTGGAGAGCTTCTAAAGGAAAACCTGTGTAAAATACGCTACCCAGATGAAGAAATAATGTTATGATAACTAATGCCTGCAAGCAGTAAAGCGTTCTAACCACGGAATTACTAAGCTTTTTTGCTTCTTTTTCTAAAATATCTAATGTTAATTTCTTTCTTCTGATAGCGCTATCCAGAATGAGTATTTCTTTAGACTTAAGCATTCCACCTGTTTTTAAATCATCTTTGCTCATTTAATCCCTCAATAAGTTTATTTAACGTTTCTTCAATGTCATTAAGCCTACGCTCTAATCCTGGTATCTTTACCACCAGCTCTTGCACCTGCGCCTCACTTATTGTTTTGTTTCTATATATTCTACGCACCGGACAAACGATACCTATTGGAGAATCTGATTCAGAATCTGATTCAGGTGCATTTTTTGAATCTTTGCGCAAGATTTTAACTTTATCTAAAAAACTCACTAATTATAATCCTTTAATCCATTCTTCCATTTTGGCATACCTAGGATTCATTAAAAAGCCGCCGCTGTCTATGGATAGTTGAATTTCTTTTGCTCGACCCGGATCAACTCGAATAGCTTCTTCCTTTTTCATTTCCCACAAGGTGAACACAGGATGGTCGCTAGGAGATTTATCTTGAATAGGGTTTGCCAATTTAAGAGCGGGGGGTGGGGTAACTTTTGTTACTTTAGAGACAGGCTTTTCTTCTATGGTAGTGGAAAAGTTCACATCTGGTGCACTTCCGTACGCATCATCATCCATTTCTGGCGCTAATCCTAATATCGTGAGCAAGCCATACCGTTGAGCAAAGGTCTTTGCAGAACCAAAGCCCTGCATTATATTGTTTTCGCTAACCTTTTCTTTGTTAGATGAATAATCAAAAGACACAGACTTTATACGAACTGCTAAGGGATCTTCACTAGACATAAACTCACCTGTTGGCACATGGATAAGCTTTGTGATGAGTTTACCAAAATACACAACACTATCATGAATGTATGGCTGATCAAAAACTACAGTTTGTGTGGTGTATAAAATGTCATGTTTAGCTAGGACAGGCGAGACAATGCTTAAGATCTCAGGCAAATCTGGATAAGAATACTTTGTTTTTCCAAACTCAACTTTTTTGTTTTTCTTAATAGACGGGATAAGGGCTTTAGCCTTCAACAAAGCACTATGCACATAAACATTCACTGAGTTTTTTTTATACACATAAGGTTCTGAAAAGTTAGCCTCCTCTAGAAAGTTAGCCTCCTTGGCTTCCTTTATTTTTGTATCAATATCACTCATTTCCTATCTCCTCATCTATCTCTTTGTATGTCAAAAAAGGTTTTTTTGTGTGCATGCTATGCAAAATACATGTTAGATTTTGTATTGCTATGCGAATTTTACATAATTCAAGACCAATATGGTTTTCTAAAATGTAATCAGTATCTGGTTTGTCGTCATGATTTGTCATTTTTAATTTTCCTTTGGTAAAGTTTCAAATCTCATCTCCAGTTGTTGATATTTTTTTTTAGGGGCATCGACTGGAATATCACCCTCTAAAGCACGAACAATTGTACACGAAAAACTATGTAAAGCTCGCAAATCCTTTAAAATTGTATCAGGATATTTCTTTTGATCAATAATCATAGAAATTGCATGTCTTTTTAAAAAGTATTTATTAAAAAGTTTTAATGATCGTATGAGATGCCTGTTACTTTCTTGGATTTCAGTGAGAAGATGTTTATCAACCAAATTCACGATGGAATTCCTATTTGTAGATGTCCCAGTTGATATTGGCGCAAAACATAAAGAGACATTGTAATAAGCATGCCAGTAAAGACAACTTTAAACCAATCTTGTAGTTTTGCCATTTTCTGTTGTCGCACCAGTATTTTTTGTTGTTCAGCTCTTATTCTTCTGTCTCGACGTATTTGATTAGCTAGGGAGTAATGACCCAGGGTTGACGGTTTTAACACTATTTTATTAATAACCATGATAAAAAGCTCCTGTATTAATTTGATGGGTTAATTCTTTGAGTTCGCCCTCCAAAATTTCATTAATTTGATTGGCTTCTCTCAATAAAATACTTAAATCTTCCCCCGTATAATTCTTTGTATTGTTAAAGTATACATCACCATCTAGTGATAATCTTGTATATTCATGCATTACATCAGAAATATATACCCGAAGTTCCTCTAAAGATTTACTTTTGTCCAAAGCGTTTCTAATTAAAGCAGCTGTTTCATAAGCCGATCTAAGTTCATCACTATTCATGTCTCGAGTGTCTCTAATCATCCAATCCTCCTGCTTTTAAAATGGCGTCTAGAAAGTCAATAAACATTCCTTTTGTTTCTTTTGGTGCATCTTCTGAAGATTCAATAGCCGCTATGTAATCAAAATCTGCTAAAAAATTTTTCAACTCTTGTATTGTAAAACGCACTTGGCCCAATCTAAATTGAGCGTCTCTTGCTGCCTCAACTTGCTTCACCAGTTGGTGGGTCAAATACTGGATTTGGTGGTCATTAACCGACATACTGATGTGCTTATCTTGTTTTTCTTTAGTCATCATCTTCATCCTCCCCTAAAATAATTGCTATTTCATTGAGTACCCCCCAAACAAATTCTGTCGTCCACCCTGCACAACTTACCCTATTTACATCTACGTAATGCCTGTAGGTGCTTAAAAGGTTTATTGCGCTTGATATCCGATCATCTAATTCTACGGTTTTTTCTATCAAAGACATGTTTTCTGTTTCTAGGCTGTCATCTTTATCCATGCTTTATCTTTCTTTTTTATCATGTTTCTTTTTTTATGATTATATTTATAACCATATTTTTATTAATGTAAATACCTTTTATTTCTTTTTTTATGATTATATTTTTTATTTTTTCACCTATACAAATAAAATGATTTGTATTATTAATTATTTTTAAAAAAACAATTTAATTTTGGGTTTTTAACCAAGGAAAAAAATGACCATTATAAAAAACATGTTAGAAAACAGAGGGAAATTCCTCACTTCAAATGAAGCAGCTGAATATTTAGGGTTAAAACCATCGACTTTACATGTTTGGCGATGTACAAAACGATTTAATTTGCCTTACATAAAAGTTGGAAGATTGGTAAAATATAAAATATCCGATTTAGATGATTTTATATCAAGAAGAACCATTACAGATAAAGGCGGTGAGTAATTATGGAAAATGCAATTGTTTTTTTAAAAGAATGGCAGGGGCTTGCTGTTGTTTTTACTATTATTGGGGGACTATACATTTTCTTAAGAAATCTTCGAACTGATATTCGCGAACCTATGGAAAAACGTATGGATAAAATGGATGAAAGATGGCACGAATTACTTAAGGAAATCCATTCTTTAGATAAAAAAATATATAAACTTGAGCTAAAACGAGAGAAGTAATCATGGAAATTATAAGCTTCATAAAAACACACAGTGATGTAATAAGTGTTATCATTGCATTGGGGGTAGCTTATTTTGGACTAGCTAGCAAAATGGAACGTCACATGGAACGATCTGATGAGAGATGGTATACATTACTCAATAAAATCCATGAGATCGACAAGCGCATGGAAATTAAATTCACTCAAATCGATTCAACGATAACAAAATGACACAAGAAAAAACAATAACTATCAGAGTAAATCACAACGACAAACTTAAAAAAACTGACGTAAATGTTGATTATTCCTCCAATGGCGTAACAGAAGTCGAGATGAAAGCTGCCGTTTGCGCTCTATCTGAAAATTATTTTCTAGCTATGTTGTTTTTTAACGAGCAACAACTTGAACAAGATAGAATGCCTATAGATAAACTTATAGCGCTTATTAAACGAGATTTGCAGGTGCAGACAGATAAAGCCATTCAAGAAATTTGCGTAAAGAAAAATTTAAAACTTGATAGAAATGCATTTTCTTTAGAAAGCATCATCAATTCTTCAAAATCTTTGCATTAGGAGCAAAACAATGACAGAAAAACCAATATTTCTTACCCCTAAAGCTCTTGCTGAGCGATGGAACCTCAAAGAAACCACTTTGGCTAATTGGAGATGGAATGGATACACCCCCCCCTACACTAAGTTGGGTAGTAGAGTTTTATACAAAATTGAAGATATAGAGCGTTTTGAGCTTTCCAAGCAAAGACACTCCACTTCTTCTTCAAAAGGTGTATATACCATTGATATGGATGCGCTTAAAAATTTCTCAAGAAAAAATCAATTTTATGGATAATTCAATCACACGCCCTTATATAGCCATGTATTTGGACGAGGAAGACAAGATTCGTGTGACGGGCTGTAGAACTTCAGAGCAAGCTTGTTCTTTAATTAATAAACTTAACCAATCAGGACCCATACGCGGACTGGCTTTTTGTATTAATGTTGAAATACCTATTGATCAAAAAACGTGGGAGCAAATAGAAGATGCCATAGAATTTTTGGAAAAAAGAAAAAATCGAAAGGAATAGAGATTCCGCTAAGTATAGTTGGTACATACTCAGCGGAAAGTGGTTAAACATTAGCTATATAATGAATCTTTCCATTCGGGTCAAAACCGTAAACCTCTCGATAGTTCTTATATCCCGCTGGATTGGAGATGATACGTGTTGCCCCTAATTTCCTATCGTCATCAAAATGCGTGTGACCATATACCCATAAATCAGGTTGGTATTTTTCGATAATGGGAATCATATCCAAAGAATGGTAAGCCGGGTATAACCCCTCCCCTCTAAATTCACTATAATGAGGTTCTAGAGGACAATGATGCGACACCACAACTCTTGGTCCCTTCAAATCTTTTTCAAACCATTTTAAAAGATTGGAAACAAACACTTGGTGCATTAAAGTCGTTCCCATAGGTGTAAGGCATATTTGATCTTTCACTCTAATCCTTACGTAATCATTCATTTTTCTATGAGCAATCCTCATATCATCAGGATTGTTTTCATTGAAATCTGTCCACATGGTGCCTCCAAAAAAATGCACTCCATCATGAGAAAATTCCTCATTTTGCAAAAAATTAACGTGTGGGTACAATTCGTTAATCCATTCTTTAAAACAAGCATTGGCTTCGGTTATAGGGGCAGTACCATAATATTCATGGTTTCCACTAACATAGATAATGGGTTTTTTAAAATCATCAAATATGGGCCTTAGTCGATCAAAATCGTTAAAAGTGCATATATCACCAGCCAGTATCAAAACGTCTGCTTCTTCTCTTGTTTTTTCTGAAATACTGAATTTTTGATTTTCATTATAAAATTCAAGATGTAAATCGCTGTAACTAATTATGTTCATTTGCTCTTTCCTCGTCTGTCAGCATATGCGCCTTCCCAATAACATTTACCGTCTTTTTGCATATTCCATGGGTCACTCACTTCTCTATAATGGATAAAAGCAATGTCCATGTTATTGCGCCTTATTTCTTTTAAATTAAGCTGTTTTTGAGCCATGCGCCATCTCTTGTGCCATTTCTTTTTGTCAAACCTCTCGCTTCCAGCGCAAATTGGTGTAAAAGGAACATGATAATAACTGCGTGCCATTTCTAATTTCCTTCTTCTCCCCAGCTTATACGTATATCCTTAGATGCTCGAATCTTAAGTAAATATTTTTGCAATTCTGAATTTTTATCTGTCCAACCTTTTTCTTCAAAAACACGATCGATAGCGGCTTCATGCGCTTGGTATGCTTGTTTGTATTTTCCGCAGAACAGATCAGCAAATAAAAACATCCAGTTTTTACCATCATTTGCTTTTTCTTCGGCCCATGTATTAAACAATCTTGACTTTCCATCTTTTTTTAAAAATTGAGTAAGAATTCTTATATCATTTGGATGAGAATGAATGACGGTAATACATAAAAATTTAGGGGGTGATATATCTGTCATCTGTTGTGTGTTGCGCCCAAATAATTCTCACTTTAATATAAACACACCCTTACAAACAATCTAAAAACTTATTGAGGAACTTAATGGGCGTCGATTGCGTTATGATTAACAGAAAAACCAAACAATATGTATGGTGCGGTAGATATTATAGGACAATGGATGACGAAGATAGTCGGGGTTATAAAATTCGCACATATTTAGAGCAAACATTTGGTTCTGAGGATTGGAAAATTATAACCGATGATTCACGTGAATATTTTATGTGGAACACACTTCTTGATTCTTATTCTGAAAAAGGTTGGAAAGACATATCCAAAGAAATTGATGCCAAAGTCGAAGCTTGGGAAAAAGAAAAAGCTCAACAGTTAAGTTTTGAGAAATTAGAAAAACTTATAAATGAAACTAATAAAAAACTTGATCTAATTTTAGAAAAACTAAATTAATATTTCTATTTCCTTAAGATTGGGCTTGGGTTTTTCAAGCACAATTTGTTCCCCTTCCTCAATTTCCAATTCTATTTTTTTAAAATTAAGTTCTCCACGAGAATTTAAGTAAAACAACCCCATCACGCCGATTGAACATGCGATAATAAAATATAGGATGATTTTTTCAAAGTTTCCCATTTAATTATACCTGATAAATACTTTGTATATTAAAATAGTATATTACTTTTAAATAAAAACAAATATTTATGAAGCATAAGTTTAAAGCTATTCCAACAACAGTAGGTGAAAATTGGTTTGGGTCAAAGAAAGAAGCTAAACGTTTTTGTGAATTGCAGATTTTACAAAAATTAGGGGAAGTGTTATTTTTCCTTAGGCAAACGCCTTTTCACTTACCTGGAAAAATCAAATATCTTTGCGATTTTATGGTGTTTTGGAAAGACGGGAACATAACATTTGAAGATGTAAAGGGAATGCGTACGCGTTCTTTTATAGACAAAAAGAAACAAGTTGAAGAAATTTACCAGCCGGTAAAAATTACGGAGATATAATGAGTGATTCACAAAAAAATTTAAATGATCTTGTCACTGATTTTGTTAGTGACTTTATAGTGATTAAAGATTTAGACGAAGAAGGTAGGGCAACTTCTTTTAGACTTCGAACAGACGAAGACGAGCAGGGAACTCATGTCATTGGATCGCGTGCAGAATTTTTAGGAAAATGGAGATCTGTTTATATGACAAGAAAATGCTGGGAAAAATCTCAAGAAAGGGAAAGATGACAAATTATGGGGAACAGGTGCTTGTTGAAAGGGATCATGAAATGAGAGAAAGTAGATACGATTGGCTTATTAAAAAAAGAAAAGAAATAGATCGAATAGCTCAAGATGTAATGGATCAATTAAAGGTTTCTCAATTATTAACTGAAGATAATGGTTTGGGAGTGGGCATTGCCATAATAGAGAAGTGCATTTTAGAGGATTTTAAAAATTTTTCTCAAGCTCATTTAAATCATGAAGAAGTTACAAATAATGTTGAAAATTACAACAATTATATGAAAGATGTGGAAAAAAGAGTGGACATCTTTAAAAAGCAAATTATAGATACTTTAACCTTTAGCCTTCCGCAACCACACCAAGAAGAATTATATAATTATTTAAATCGCGAAGAAATTTATTAAAAGATACCGCGGATTTTCTTCCCCTGAGGTTATTTCAGTGATCAGATGCCGCGGTGACGTGATTTAAAAGAAAGCAACAAAATGAATGAGAAGATAGTAAAATTAGCTCAAAGATCGGCTTTTTTTGGCGTTCCTGAAAATGTGGTTAAAAAAATCTTTAATCCATACATTCAATCAATGACCATTTCTGAAATTATCGATTTTGGCAAAGAGATTGGAAAATATGCAGCTCTTCACCAAATGACGGTAAATTTAATTGTTATAACAAAAGAAGAATTAGATTATCAGTATGTTTTGTCTGTTATAGGAAAAGAAGCCATCAGCCGACTTGATATACACGAAAGTGATATAGAGTTTATTAAGGAAAAATATGCAGAAAAACATTTTTTTTACAAGTGACACTCATTTTTCCCATAAAAACATTATTAAGTATTGCAATCGTCCATATGATACCGTTGATGATATGAATAAAATGTTAACTGAAAATTGGAATTCAATAGTTGGAGAAGAAGACATTGTTTACCATTTGGGAGATTTTAGTTTTGCTAACCCTTCCACCACAGCTGAGATCAGAAAAAAACTTAATGGTCATATCCGTTTAGTAGCGGGTAATCATGATTGGTCTATTCAAAAAACCAGATGGATGTGTGAAATAGGCATGAATGAAGTTTATTACCCAACTCCGTCTACACCGCTAATTATAAATGGTTTTATGCTCAATCATTTTCCTTATGCTGGCGATCACACTGAGGAAGATAGATTTGATAAGCATCGCCCCATACAAAATCCGCACTTAAAAAAACAATGGTTGCTTCATGGTCATGTTCATGAAAAATGGAGAATAAAGGACAGAATGTTTAATGTGGGCGTGGATGTGCATGATTACAAACCCATTTCTTTAAATCAAATCAAAGAAGAAATAGAAAATCTTTGATGCAATT